ACCATCTGGTTGATCATCTATTTTATTTTGTTGACGACCTAATCTATCTTTCCCAAAAGCATTATCTTGGGTATTAATATTAGATACTTTTTCTTCTGGGCGACCTAATGGTTTTTTCTCATCATACCCATCAGGTACATTGCTTGGATCACTTTCCATTCTACCCTGACCATATAATGAAGCTAAATCATGAGGAGTACCGTATGAGCGACCTGTTGTTAATGGATCATTACCTTCAGTTTCAATTTGAGCTAAACGGAATCTACGTTTTTGATCTTGTATAATTAAATCTCTATATTCTTCGTATTGGTCTTCACTGAAGTGGAATACATGCTCATAAATCCAATCTGTTGGGAACAATTTATTTTCCATCATTTGGCCAGCTAGATCTACTTTTTCTTTCATTAATGCAATCTTTTCTTGATCGTAAATAATAGAAGGTGTAGTTAAATCTAATTCAAAATTAGTCATTTGTTCGTCTCTATATCCTTGAGCGTATAAGTGAACTAAAGCAATTTTATATAATTCTGAGATTAAGATACGTTGAATACGGTCAATTGTGCGACCAAAACGAATATCTTCAGCTGCTAATGTAGCTTTACCTGAGAGATTTTCATCATAACCCATAAATGCTTTGGGCACTTTAAGGGCAGCAAATAATTTTTCTCTTAAATATTCTACATCTTCAATCGCAGCGTATTCTAAACCTTTAGTAGTATCAATTTTTGTTGCTTGATCATTACCTCTAATTGGGATATAAAAATCTTCCATAACATTTTGCATGTTATATTTTAGATTATATTCACCAGTTTTCTGATCCATAAATGGGGTACGCTTCATTGTAGAAATTGTTTTCTGCATAAAGTTTTCTACCTCATTTGGTGGAATTGAACCTACATTAATATAGAAGATACGTTTTTCTGGGGCGCGAACAATTCTATGAATTAACATAGCATCCTCCATTAATGAATATTGTTTAAATAATTTACGACCTGGTTCTAAATAAGAACGTCCGTATGGAAGATAATTTACATCAGATAATAATCTAAAATGAGCAACCTCATAATTATCAAATTCAATAGTATTAGCTTGAGAGTTATTATTTGGTGTAGTATAATAACCAGAAGAAGAACCTCCGTAAATACCCTCTGGGTTATATGTAAATACTACTTTTGATGGATTTTCTGGGTCAAAGTTTTCTTTTCTTTCAATGTGATAAGCAGAATAAGGAATTACATTGTAAACACCAAATTTTTCAGAAATCTCTAGTTTTAAGAAAAAATCACCATACTTACACATTTGACGAGTCCAAGACCAAAGGTTAAACTCAATGTTTAATACATCGTAGAATAAGTTGTATAGGATTTTTTGAATATCTTCGTCCGAAGATTTAATTTGTAATACTTCACCCATATCACTTTTTAAGGTACATTCATCAGAAATAATATCTAATGCTGAAGCTACAATAGCATCTGTATCCATTAAATCATAATCTGAGTAAAGATATGTTCTTAAGTATTGATAATTAAGATTAAATTGTTGACCATATAATGAGGTAGATGCTGGGTTTTGGTAAATACCTTGGAATCTATCCATTAATGAATTTGTAGCAAATTCACCAGAAGTTTGGATATGGTCTGTATCGACTACTTTAAGTTGATTACCTCCAACGTTTCTAATTACTACGTCAGAAGCAAATAATCTTTGTAATCTTTTAAATAAGCTAGTATCAGCCATAATATAATTTATTATTATAAATATTTAGAGAAGCCAACTAATGTCTTCTTTTCCACCATATGGGTTATCTATTTCATATGGATTTTGAATATTTTTGTTATTATTATACCCTCCTACAAAAGGTGTTTTATTAGTTGACATACTATTTAAAGTAGCTTTACTCATATCTAGATGTTGTTGTCTAAATTTAAATGAAGTATCTCGCATAAACATAGCAATACCAAATGACATAACCAAATCATCATTATATCCTTGCTGTGCTTCTGCTCTACCATTTTTCCAAATAAACACTTTCATTTCTTCTATCAATCTACTTGATTGAATTGTTACACTTTGATCTGAGATATATTCTTGGAATTTACCAATTACCATAGGTCTAACCCTAGATGTCATACTAAACCCAGGAACCATTTTACTCGTATCCATGTATTTGTCAAAATACGAATCTACTCTTGTAGAATCACCTTTAGTTGAGTAATGAAGGTTAGTATATCCTCTATCTATTACTGTTTGAATAGTAGACCAACCAATTGAAGCGTTTTCAATTACAAGTAATGCTTCATTATATTCAGTAGCAATACCTACTAATAAATGGCCATATTCTTTAGTACCAATTTGACCTTTATATTCTGCTATTTGTGTGTTTGTTTCAATGTCAATAACGTGGAACGCAGAATAATCTTTCCCGTCTCCACGAGCCACATCAGCGACCACAAGGTAGGATCTTGAATAATCAGCGGGTTCCCAAATCCATAAGTTCTGGTCAGCGCCTCGTTTCTCAAGTGGGTCTTTAATATATGTTTTTTCATAAAATTCAATATATTCAGGGTAAAATACAATATCACCTGAGGTAGAGAAGTCACAATCACATTCTTGTGCTGCCATTCTAGGGTCACCTAGTAATTCATCTTGTCTATCTCTCCATACTTGATCACGTTCTGGGTGTACATTCCAAGGTAATTTAATAGGTAAAAAATCATTCTCACCATTTTCTGCTCTAACCCATGTTTGATGAAACCAATTACCTGTACCATAAGGGGTACTTAATGCTATACAACCACCACCCGTAGCTAGTGTTTGTTGAGCTGAGGCCCAAATCTCACCAATATTATCAATAAAAGCAGCCTCATCAATTAATAGTAAAGATACTGCTTCTGATCTACCAGCATCTGAACTTGCTGAGGTTGCTTTAATTTGTGATCCATTACTTAATCGTAATGTTAATTTGTTATTTTCAGGTGCATCTATTTTAAGCCAGGAGGGTAAATTTTCATACATGAATTTAACCTTCGTAACCATATTTTTAGCTGTATCCTGCTTTGTTGCAATACAAAGTACGTTTTTATCTTTATGAAATAACATTAACCATAAAGAATAACCAGCACCTAAAGTAGAAATACCTAGCTGTCTAGATTTTAGTACTACTGAATAAGGGTTTTCTTGGAATAAAGTTAATACTTTTTCTTGAAAAGGATATAGATTAAATGGAATGCGTCCACGTTGTGGGTGCTGGATAAAGCAATATTTCCTCATAAAATGGACTGGATCAGCAGCACATTTAATATACTCTTGTTGGATGATTTGTCTTAGATTTTGTTCAGCCATTATTTACCTATTTTCCAATATAGGCGGCCTGATATTATTGGGAGAAAATCCTTATCTACTCCTAAACCAAAACCATATACATTTCTTTTTTTATTAACGTACATTAATTCACCACTAATATAATTTATTGGCGATTCATCTTGTACGGGATTTATCATACCACCTACCGAAATACCTCCGAAAAGCTCCCTTTTGTAGAGGTAAATAGTATTATTAATTGTAGTTGTTGGGATGAATATGTTGGATTGAACATCTCGTTTTGATATTAAGTTACGAGTAACCGTATCATTTATCACTATAAAACCAAGGCTATCAACCTTAATAGTATCAGTGTAAAAATATTTTGCGTAATAATCTTTTAGAATACTTAATGTATCAATTGGTGCCCGAAAAGTATCAATATTTACTACTGTTTTTCTAATATATTTTGGAACGTATTCTTTAGTTTCAACCTTTAAAGTATCCCATCTAGTTACCACTTCCGTAATGGTTTGTGGTTCTACAGGAGGTGTAGAAGAGCAGCTTTTTTGATAAAACAAAAGAACTGCTAATACTACAACTAGTAAAGTTTGTATATTTTTAAAGTAATTCTTCAAGTTCATTCTTGATCTTAGTTAACTCTTTTAAACGGTCTAATAACCTTTCTTTTTCTTCACCTTCAGCTTTTTTCCATTTATTTAATACCGTTTTCATAGCTGTGGCATTCTTTTGAAGTTCACTAGAAATTTTAGTAACAGAATCATTAGGGTCTACAGTTACTTCTTTTTCTGCTTTTTCTGCATCATCAATATCTTCAGTTACTTTAATAATATCATCTTTATCTGCAGCCTGTTTTACTTTAGATAAATCTTCAGGTGAAGTTTCAATTGTAGCTTCTTGAAGTACATCTACAATGGTTTCTTTGATATATTCTGCTAATTCTGAACGTTTCATTATAATATTGTTTTATTATAAATATTACAGAGAAATCACCTCTAGCATTTGTTCAATGCGCTCTTCCGTACTACCCTCAAGTACACCGTAATTTTTAATGCGATGTTTTTGTTGACCTAAAATATGACGAATAATAATATCAATTTCATTTCTATATTCTGCATCCGTTTCTCTAATACCATTATCCTCAATTTCTACCCCTTCAGGTGAAACATAGAAAATATAATCGTATTGACTAATTAAACGACGAGCATATTCACTAAATGCTTCTTTATTAGGCCAATCCATTGATTTAGAAGCTTGAGCAAATGCCATTACATCAATAATAGTTCTATCTGTGATAATATTATCGATTAGTAATTCGTTTGCTCGCTCAGCCATAAAAACTGTTTGACCTAAAAATGTTGAATCAGTATTCAATGGAATACCCATTGCCATCAGTTCCTTAGAACGTTCAGTTCTAGTAATGTAACCTTTAAAATAATCTAGCTCTTTAAGAGCGTTAACAAGTGTAGTTTTACCTACACTCATCGTTCCGCATAATCCTATTTTCATTGTTGTGATGATCCTGGTTTAACTCTGTAGCTATCGTAATCAAAGTGTTGGGTTGATACTTCAAATATTGTAGCTCCTTCTGTGAGTGCTAACATTTGGTGTGGTTGGCCTGGCATTAAGTGGATACAATCGCCTTCTTTAACTACTGTTTCGTGTTGTGAAGCTTTTTCAGTATCAATCCATTTATATAGAAATTCACCTTTTGAAATATACCAAGCTTCATCTTTTAACAAATGGTAATGCATTGAAAATTGTTTACCTTCTTCAAATACCAAAAGTTTACCACAATAAAGTTCATTATTAATAATCCATAGTTCGTGTCCCCAGGCTTTTTTATGAACTTCACCTGCATAAGGTTGTGCTTCTACTGTTAAATCTCTCATATTAGTTTCTATAATCTGATAGTAGTGATTTCATTGATTGGTTTTTATACCAAGGCAAACCTTCACGCTCTTGCATAATAGTGTTATAAGTTTCTTCATCATATTTAATACCATTTAGGTAATATGATTTAAACATTTCACTATCCGAAGCATAAGGTTCAATTGCTGGTCCATCCCATCTATGGAATTTCCAGTTTTCTTCACCTATATATCTTGCTAGATGAATAATAGCACCACGTGAGTTAATTTCTTTGTACTCATACAACTTTTGTTTCTTAGCCATAACTTATTTTAATTTATTAAATATACAAAAACTATTTTGGGAATCCAAGTTAATAATTTTCAAAAAATTCAGGATATTCTTCCATATCCTCTTTATATTGTAAAATGTACTCTGCAACATATGTCCCTTGAGCACCTGAAACTGTAATACCTCTTGCACTTAATGCATCACCTACAAAGTGAACATTATTGTAGTCAACTAATGCTAATGTATCATAATCAACTAATGGTTCAGGTGATAGATACTTGACTTCAGGAATATAAACACCCCAATCATCTCCTAATGTTGGGAATACTTTTTTCATATCCTCGATAAAATCATCAATGTATGAATAGTAACCTTGAAAAGCATCTCTAACACTATCCATTTCACTAATAGTGACAGCGCTTACATTCTCACCTTCAGATGTTGTAGATGGAGTACGTGTTGGGCTATAATATAAACCAGTACCATCTTTATTTACTTTAGAAACTAAATCTCTAGACCATTTGAATGGTTCTTCAATACCATTGACTTCCATCAAGATACCAAAGTTGGTCATGTCGTTTCTGTACTGCTCGTCTTTTTTGGCGTGCCCATTGTACGAATGATTTCCATACGTTTCTTCAACGGCAACATAAGCTGCGTTGTTGTTTGTACAGAATGAACGTAGTGATACTCCTTTGTTTTCGAATTTACGATACAATTTAAAATCATAGCTAATATCAATTAGTTTCTGGAAGTGTTTTTGTGGTGCCTCAAATCGAACACCTATTTGTACTGGTTTTGGTTCAGTAGGTAATGTATAATCATCTGCTAGTTGTTTACCAAAATCAATACCTGATTTACCAACTGCAAATATTAAGCGGTCATAACTAATAGGCCAATTTTTAGGATTGATGAATGTTTCTTCCTCTCCTATAAATAATTCTTGAGCATCAAAATCAATTGAAGTTACTTTAGTTTCCCAAATAAACTCAACACCTTTATTAATTAAGAAATCGTACCAATTTTTACCAATCTCATGTAGATAATCTGTACCAACGTGCCATACTGGGAATAAACGTAATCCAAAATATGGTTTGATGAAATCTGGTTCTTCTTGAGGATCTGAACATTGTACTTCTTCTGGTTTAGGGTGAAAACGTTTAAAGTTGTTGATTACCTCATCAAACAACTCCATTGCTTTTTCTTCACCACAATACTTAGACATATGACCTCCGATTGCGGTATGATAAGTTAATTTACCATCACTCCAACCACCTGCTCCTAAAAACCCAGTCATTACTTCCGAGTATGGTCTGCGATACGGATCTTTTCCCATATCAATAATTGTGATATTTTCTCCTGGGAACCCGTTGTCTACTAGCTTGGTTGCAGCATTAACACCTGCTACACCAGCGCCTACGATTACTAGTTTTTCTGCCATTTACTTTTATTTTTAACCCTTAAATATACGAAAGATATTTTAG